TTTTTTATGTTAGTCCTGCTGGAGTACCTATTGAAGATAACAATGTACGTACTACTGATGCTGAATATAGAGATAGAATAGATCAAATGATCAAATACATATATTCATCTAAATTAAATAATATTAGAAATTTTGGCATTATATCGGGTTCTACTGAGGACAGAATAAAAATGATTAAATCTTATCTAGGTTTATAATATTTATAACAAAAACTACTCAATGAAACGTAAAGATTTAAAAGCATACATTCGTACTGAAATTATAAACGAATTATCTGAAACTACATATGCTGGTAAAGGAGCAGTACCATCAATACAAAAAGATCCTAAATTTAATTCATTAAAATCAGATGCTAAAAAGAATGCACTTGCTGATTTAAATACTGGTGGTGATGTAGAATTAGAAGAAGCTCGTAAAGCTGGTGGTTATAGAATTGGCGACGCAGGTAAATTTGCTGAAGCAAAAGAATTATATAGTTCTGGTTTATACGCTGATGTATTAAATGCTGTTGAATCCGCAGGTGAAGATGGCATTACTCAAAAAGAATTAGGTGTTAAATTAGGTAAAAGAGATAGTACATCTTTAAATCCTATTTTAGTTAAATTTAAAGAAATTGGAGTATTTGGTGGTGGTAAATTAGCTAAAGCTGAAAAACCAGAAGCTGGTGAAGTTGATGACTCTGCACCGGAAGAATTTGATAGTTTCTATGCTACAGATATTGAAGATGAAACACCTGAAGAAGAAGAACCAACATCAGTAGCTAGCGATAAAGAAATTGCAAGATTAGCAGGTGATGTTAGTACTGGAAAAACAGAAGAAATCAATAAAGCAATTAATATTGTTAAAAACCTATCAACTAAAATTCAGGACATGAAAAAAGGACCTGATCGTGAAAAGAAAATAGCTGCATTAAAACAATATATTAATAATAATAAAAATCTCCTTAAAGGACGTGACATTAATACGTTAACTAATGGCCTTATAGGATAACAGATATATATGTCGCAAGACTTAAGACAAATAATAAAAGACGAATACATAAAGTGCGCTCAAGATCCGGCGCACTTTATGCGTAAATACTGTAATATCCAACATCCACAACGTGGACGAGTTATATTTAATCTTTATCCATTCCAAAGTAAAGTTTTAACATTATGGAAGGATAATCCATATTCTATAGTACTCAAATCAAGACAGTTAGGTATTTCTACTTTAGCAGCAGGATATTCTTTATGGTTAATGATATTCCATAAAGATAAAAACGTGTTATGTTTAGCTACTAAACAAGAAACAGCCAAAAACATGGTAACTAAAGTTAAATTTATGTTTGACAATTTACCATCATGGCTAAAACTACCAGCAGACGAAAATAATAAATTAACGTTACGATTAAATAACGGTTCACAAATTAAAGCAGTATCAGCAGCAGGTGATGCAGGTCGATCAGAAGCAGTATCTTTACTTATAGTGGATGAGGCTGCATTTATCGAAAACATAGGTGAAATTTGGGCTTCAGCTCAACAAACCTTAGCAACTGGTGGTGGTGCAATTGTGTTATCAACTCCATTTGGTACTGGTAATTGGTTTCATCAAACATGGGTAAAAGCAGAATCACAAGAAAATGATTTTTTACCTATTAGATTACCTTGGTATGTTCATCCCGAACGAGATGAAACTTGGAGAAAACGACAAGATGAATTATTAGGTGATCCTAGATTAGCAGCACAAGAATGTGATTGCGATTTTACAACATCAGGAGATGTAGTTTACTATCCTGAACACTTAGAATACTATATGACTACTCATGTTGCAGAACCTATGGAACGTAGAGGAGTAGATAAAAATTTATGGATCTGGGAATCTCCAGACTATACTAGAAATTATATAGTAGTAGCTGACGTTGCTCGAGGTGATGGGAAAGATTTCTCCGCATGTCATGTATTTGATGTTGAAACAAATTCACAAGTAGCAGAATTCAAAAGTCAATTACCACCTAAAGAATTTGGATATTTTCTTGTTAGTCTAGCAACTGAATATAACGAAGCATTACTAGTAATAGAAAATGCAAATATAGGATGGTCAGCAATAGACTCAGTGATAGAAAGAGGATATAGAAATCTCTATTATTCGCCAAAGAGTGATTCCCCAGCCTCTGATTCGTATTTTAACAAATATGAAGATCATTCAAAAATGACTCCTGGTTTTACTATGTCATTAAAATCTCGTCCTCTAGTAATTAACAAAGGTAGAGAATATTTTGGTGATCATAGTGTTATAATTAGATCAAAACGATTAATCGAAGAAATGAAAGTGTTTATTTGGAGAAATGGAAGAGCAGAAGCACAATCAGGATATAATGATGATTTAGTTATGTCATACAGTACAGCAATGTATCTTAGAGATACAGCTTTAAAAAATAAAGCACAAGGAGTTGAATTATCAAGAGCAACATTAAATAATATATCAAAACCCTCTCAATATCAGGGAGCTTATTTTTCAGCAGGTGCGGATAATCCATACCATATGCCTACAAATAATGGACCTGAAGATATCAGTTGGTTACTTTAAAAAAATAAAATATGGCAGACGTTAATGTATTTTCACGGTTAAAACGATTATTCTCAAGTGATGTTATTATCCGTAATAATGGTGGGGATCAATTAAAAGTAGTTGATACTGATCACATTCAAACAAGTGGTGAGTATAAAACAAATTCTTTAATTGACAGATATAGTAGAATTTATTCACCAAACGCTACTTCACTTTATGGTCAACAGTTAAATGTTAACTATCAATATTTAAGAGCCCAATTATACTCAGATTATGATGTAATGGATACTGATGCTATCATAGCTTCAGCATTAGATATTATTTCAGATGAATGTTCATTGAAAAATGAAATGGGTGAAGTACTTCAAATTCGTAGTTCAGATGAAGATATTCAAAAAATTCTATATAACTTATTTTATGATGTTTTAAACATAGAATTTAATTTATGGTCTTGGACTCGTCAAATGTGTAAGTATGGTGATTTCTTTTTAAAACTAGAAATTGCTGAAAAATTTGGTGTATATAATGTTATACCATACACTGCTTACCATATCATGAGACAAGAAAATTATGATATAAAAAATCCATCAGCAGTTAGATTTAGATTTAGTCCTGATGGTTATGTAGGTGGTACTGGTCAATATACTGTTCCAAATCAAAATTTTACAGATGAAAATGGTATATATTTCGATAATTACGAAATGGCTCATTTTCGTTTATTAACAGATGTTAACTATTTACCTTATGGTAGATCATATCTAGAACCATCTCGTAAATTATTTAAACAATATGTGTTGATGGAAGATGCAATGTTGATTCATAGAATTGCTCGCGCCCCAGAAAAACGTGTATTTTATGTTAATGTTGGTGCTATTCCTCCTAATGAAGTAGAAAACTTTATGAAGAAAACTATCACCACAATGAAGAAAACTCCATTCATGGATCCACAAACTGGTGAGTATAATTTAAAATATAACATGCAAAACATGTTAGAAGATTTCTTCATTCCAGTTCGAGGAAACGATCAAACAACTAAGATAGAAACGACTAAAGGTTTAGACTACAATGGTATAGAAGACGTAGCTTATTTAAGAGACAAGTTGTTTGCGGCCCTTAAAGTACCTAAAGCGTTTATGGGCTACGAAAAAGACTTAACTGGTAAAGCAACATTAGCAGCTGAAGATATTCGTTTCGCTCGTACAATTGATAGAATCCAACGTATTTTATTATCTGAATTATATAAAATAGCTTTAGTACATTTATATACTCAAGGATATAGAGGTGATACATTAACTAATTTTGAAATCTCATTAACAACTCCTTCAATCATCTATGATCAGGAACGTATTGCGTTAATGAAAGAAAAAGTTGAATTAGCTAAAAACATGATGGAATCTCAATTATTACCATCAGATTGGATTTACCATAACATATTCCATCTTAGTGAAGATCAATTTGATGAATACAGAGATCTTATTATTCAAGATGCTAAACGTAAGTTTAGATTAGGTCAAATTACTGAAGAAGGAAATGATCCACTTGAAACAGGTAAATCATATGGTACACCACATGATCTAGCAACATTATATGGAAAAGGTAGATTAGTATCAGATCCAGGTAATGTACCTGATGGATATAATGATGATATTAAATTGGGAAGACCTGAAGAAAAAGTAAGTAATATCAATACTCAACAAAATGCTTTTGGTAAAGATAGATTAGGAAAAACAGCTATGAAAAAAGATGATGAAATGGCTGGTTTATCTAAACAACTAACTGAAAACTCTCAAACAAACTATCTCAAAAATAGACAATTATTAGAGGGAATGGAAAAACAATTAGTATTCAAATCAGACAAGGCAAAAGAATCACTACTTGACGAAAATCAATTGCGAGATTAAACAATTCTTATATATTTATAACAAAAACAACAACTTAGATGCTTATCAAACATTCAAAATTTAAGAATACAGGTATTCTTTTTGAATTATTAGTTAGACAAATAACCGCTGATACGTTATCGGGAAAAAACTCAGAAGCTACAAATATTCTCAAAAAGTTCTTTAGCAAAACTGAATTAGGTCGTGAGTACAAATTATATGATAGTTTACTTAAACGTACTAATTTAACCGAAGGTAAAGCAGAATTAATAATTAACACTGTCCTAGAAAGTTCTAAGCATTTAAATAGATCAGCTCTTAAGAGACAAAAATATAATCTAATTAATGAAATCAAAAAACATTATAGTTTAGAAGATTTTTTTAAAACTAAATTACCTCACTATAAGGCACAAGCCGCTATTTATACATTAATTGAGGGGTATAATAATGAGAAAAAACCATCTCACGAGCAAACTATAACTAATAAATTATCTTTATTAGAACATTTAACATCAAAAGCAATTAAAGCTAAAGAGCAAAATGACGATGTTATTAATGAGTTTAATACATACGATAAAGATACACGTATATTAACGTATAAAATTTTATTAGACAAATTCAACGATAAGTACGCAGATTTCAGTAATGAAAAGAAATCGATTCTTAAAGAGTTTATTAATAGTGTTGATAACACAAATAAACTTAAAGAATTTTACAATAGTAAAATAAATTTATTTAAAAAAGATCTTGTTAATTTAAATTCTAAAACAAGAGATGAGGTTACTAAGATTAAAATTAACGAAGTAACTAATTTATTAACTGAGTTAGGTAAAAACGATAAAGTCAATAATGACAATATTGTTAATTTATTACAATACTGTGACTTAGTTGAAGAACTTAAAAAAGTAAATGGCCCAAGAAGATAAAAACAAACCAGGTGGTTATACAACCAAACAAACTGATGTAGATCCTGAAACAGGAACCATTACATGGGATGTTACTTATAAACCAGACTATGCTTTGATCTATAAAGCATTTAAAAATCTTAATTCAGAATACAAAAAATTTCTTACATATAAAGAAATAGCAACAGATCCAGAATTTAGAAGAATATACAATGCGTTTACAGTAATATGGAATACTCTTAGAACCCATATCCGTAAATTATACCCAGATCAATATAATAAGTTAAAAGCTATTGATGAATCAAAAATCAAAGAAATTGTACTTAAAAAATTAAAAGAAATAAGTGCAACAGGAGGAGGTGCAGGAGCAGCTCATTTCACCCCAGGTGAAGGAGCTAATTACGCTACTCCATTTGCTTTTAATCCAAATAAAAAAGCTAAAGGAGCACAAAATATATATTATTATAAATTAGGTTTTAAACCAGTTAATGCTGAAAAACTTCATAAAGCTTCTAAAGCCATTGATCATAAAGATTTATGGAAAAAGAAATTAAAAGAAGGTGAAGCAACAGATTCTTATATAAATGGTCTTAATTTAGATGATCCTTCATTGAAACAATTTGTTACAAATCGCGTTAGTGATTTTGATAAAATAGAAGATAAATTAAATACATTATTACCATTATTAAAACAAGCCAAAGAAAAAACAATGGAGTATTACAAAATGTCTCCTGATTTTAAAGTACAATATGGTACTGATTTAGCTGTTGATTACTTAGACGATATTATTAAATTATTTAGAGATAAAAAATAATGAAAACACTTCAAGAACATTACAATGCCATTAAGACTGGCCAAGGAAATAAAGCTCAATTTGTAAAACAAGCTAGAAACTTGTTTCCTGAATACTTTAACCAGTATACAAATTACGATAATGCTGTATCAGTATTAAAATCTAAACAAATTATTAGTGAAGCAGCAGGTGGTGTTGTATCTAAAGGATTTGACATTTACGATTGGAAGAAAATTTTAGAAGCTAAAGCCGAAGAAAAAGAAATTTCTAAAGAAGCAGCAGATGCAAATAGAAATGCTTTTCAACCATCAGACATGAAAAACGCTGATAACGTTAATTTTAACGAAATCATGAAAGGATTTTATGCTGAAATGAAAGATCCTGAAAATGCTAAAAAAACAGGTGATGAATTAAAAGCTATGGTTGTTAAAAACTTAGCTAAAGATCCTTTATACTATACTAAAGACGGTATGTTTGGAGTTAAAGGTGTAGGATTTACTGATGAAGCTCCTGGTTTAGGTAAAAACACTCAACCAACATCTAAAAACGCTTCTACATTTGGTGGACGTGATGAAGTAAACTCAGATAGCGATATTGTTAAAAATAGTTTAGTTGGCACTACTAAAAAGAATGTTCAAGATACATTAGGAAAAAGTGAAGCAAAAACTTCAAATCCTAAAAAAGTAAAAGAAATGCCTGATAAAGGTGTTAGTGGTGTTGAGAAGAAAATGAAGTTGCAAGAAGGTATAGAAGATAAAACATATGCTGTTTATGAATTAAGATTTGGTCAACCATATAATTTTTATAACGAAGAACAAGATAGATTTATCCCGGGTGAAAAAAATGAAGCAACTTTATATACTAAAGAAGAAGCTGAAATTGTTAGAAGAAAATTATTAGAACCAAGAGTTGATTATTATCAAAGAACAGGAAATAATTATCAAGAAATACATGTTGGTGATTTATTCAAAAAAGGAATATTAAAAGCAACTACTGACGAAGCTTTATACCAAGGTCCATCAGTAAAAGTTGATGCAGGTGGTAGTTTAGGTGGAAAACGTTTTATTCCTAGATTTACTGCTTTATCAAGAGATGCTGTTGATGCTATTAACGCTAAAGGAGCTAAACGTTTAAATTGGGGAAAACCACATATTAAAATAGTAAAAAGTGGTGATGG